TGTGGTAGCATCGTCTGAGCCAAAGTTAGATCCTACAGCGTTATCGTTAAGATCATCTTCCCACCACGATCTACTATAATTCTCTCCTGACTTGATAGCTTCTTCTATCGATTTCTTTCTGAAGAAGGGACGTTTCTTTAGATCTCGTAGCTGGGGGCGAGTATACCTATGCCTTTCAATAGCGTAGTTACACTCATCCATGTTATATGCATCTGGATCAGGGTAAAAATCCCAAACAGACACATGCTCTACTTTAGGAACAGTTTTAATAACTGGATCATATTCGCCATCATCAGCCCAGTTAGCATATTCCTTATCGTAAGCAAACGGACCCTTCATAATACCGGTGCCAAAGAGTACCGCTTCAAAACAAGTATGACGAAGATGCTTAGTAGCAGAAGACTCTTCTAACTGATCCTTAATCTTCTTTTCCATTTTCTTCGCTGCTACTTGTGCAGGATGGAAAGTAACTGCTGACGGGGTAACACCCGGACCTTCTTCCAAGCCTTCAAGCTCTTCTAGGTCTTCCTTCATCGGCCCGAGGCGTTCTGCTAGTTTAGCAGAGGTATCTCCAGGTTGTAAATCTTTACCATCACCTGGATATCCATAAAGGCTTTCAATCTGTTTCTCTACTGTCTCTTCTGCTTCTTCCTTTTTAGGATCTACATTTGCAGTGTCCACAATTCCTTCTGGCAATGTAGTAGGCTCAATACTAAGAGGAAAACGACTCTGACTTAAAAGCACCTCAATTAGCTGACCGTAGGAAGCTAGAACTTTAGTCTTTGTAACTTTAATAAATACTCTTGATTTTTCTGCTTCGGTAAATCGAACATCTGGTCCGTACAAACCACGATAGTTACGATAAGCTCGTAGCCACCGCTCTTCATCAGAGTGACGCCGATCTTGTGCGCGTGAATACCTTGACTCTACATAACTTACTAGACTCTGATAGGTCTCGTCATCAGGACCCGCCTTATCGTCTAGTACCATAGTGTCTTTTTTCTTCGCCATTATTTAATATCCAAATACATTATCGCTGGGCTTCCAACGATTCTTAGGAGCATTTTCATAAGCCATCCTTCTGTTAGAAGGTCTTGACTGTATCATGTATCGTAGAGCATCGTACAAATGGTCTTCTGACTTAGTATCAACATCCTCTGGATTACGAGGATCAACTGGAATAGCTGCTAGTTGACTAATTAAATTACGACAATTATCTAAGATCCTAATACCCGGTTCTTCTGTTTCATCATTAATAGCGAGCCTCTTATGTAGTTCAATCTTACCGGCGACACGACTGCCAGGAGATCTATCAGAAGGTCTAAATCTACACCCGGTTGCATTTATAGCTTCAGCAATAGAAGGACCTGAGTCTCCTCGTTTAGCCCAGCACGAGCTATCTAGAAGGGCATCCTGTATCCTACCATCCCCCTCTTCTGTATCTCTTATTAACTCACCCAGTTTATCAGCGGTTAGGCGATTAACATATAGCTCTCTATATATCCATAGCCCACCATCAAAGTCTACTGCGCCCCATAAGATACCCGAATGTGCCGCGTAACCAAAGTCTGCTGCTCTAATCTTTGTCCATCCGTTTGGTATCTCAAAAGAAGGAACGACATGAATTTCTTTATCAAAGTCTGGAAAGGCTCCATCGTCTATTGCATCCCAATCACCATATAAAAACTGCTTCCTTTTTACTTCTGGAAGAGAAGCCAACATTGAAACATAACTAGAATCTTGTGTTAAGTAAGGATTATCCCATACAGAAGCTGCTATAAACTTTCGTGTTATTTCGCTTGAGAGTTTCCTGCCGTCAACTTCATACTCCACCTTCTCCACCACCCTCGTGTTAGGAGGTGCAGGATCAATGAACATTTTCTTAACCCATGCAGAACCGATGTTACCAGGATTACCGGTAGCTCGCATATGTAAAGGTATACTCGTATCAATGGTTCGTAAAGACGAGCGTAAAAAATGCCAGATATCAGGGCTAGAATATTGCGGTAACTCGTCCACACCGATCCATGAATACGATTGGCCCTGGTATCGAAGTACGTCTTGTAGGTTTTCACAGTATCCAAATTCAATTCTTGCTCCACTCGGAAAGTACCATGTGTTCTCTTGGCTCTTCCACTTTGCTCCCTTTACTGCTTTAGGGTAAATTTGTTGAGTCTGAAATATAACATCTCGTAACTCTGGCATTGATCGTCTAATAAGTAATGCACGATGAGCAGATTTCTCTACAGATCGTAACGGTGCAATTAACAGAGAAAAGGTCTTACCTCCTCCTCTAGCCCCTCCGTAAAATACTTCTCTCTCATTAGAAGAAAGAAAATGAGTTTGTGGTCCTTCGTTAGGTCTAAAAGCTACTTCTTGTTTAGGACCGGGACTATCCGTAAATTCAATAACCTCGGATTCTTGTTCTGGTTTTTTTACTGCTTTTTGTAACTTACGCTCTGCGATACCATGTTTAATACGGCTTTGTCTTTCGCTGCTTTTAAGATCTTGGACTCTTCGTTGTTCCTTACTAAGGCCGCGCCTCCTGACTTTTCTACGCGCCTCAAGTTCTTCGGGTGACCACGCAATTTTGTGAAGTCTAGTCGCGGATAACTTTCGTTTAGTTTCATTTTCTAACCACGCTGCTACCTTACGTACCGGTTGACTACCATCTCTAATTTGTTCTATAGCTGTTTCTAGTTTTTCTATAGTAGGTATATGAGGTACATATTCTTTGCCGGTGGTATCGTACCCATAAGGGACACGACCACGAGCAGGAATAGGATTACGATCTAGATGCTTTGCCTTATTCTGTGGCATAGATCATTCTTCAGGATCATCTACATCTAAAGGAGGGAGTATAACAATAGCAGAAGGTGTTCCCTTATGTTCGATCTTCTCAGTTTTGACAATCCCAGTGCGATCTAAGATTTCTTTAGCCGCTGCTAGTCGCTCACGGTTCCCCAGAGCACTGGGATCATCTAATACACCGGTCATAGACAGCACTGCTTTAGGAGCGTTAGCCGCAAGCATATGTTCTGCACGATCTATGATCTCATCTTTTAAACTACGAATAAGACGAGCAGGGAACTCATGTTTTGAGTACCCCGCCATATCCATCGCCTGACGAAAGTTTCCTTGCGCGTCACTAAACAAAGCGTTTAGAAACTTCTCCTGTTGTTCAGTCATAGTGATCCTTTAATAATAAGCGCCGCCCTTACTGGTGAACCCGCCCTTTTTCATTCCGTACTTAGTTTTAGCAGCACCAGCTTTACTGGCTTTCTTCTTTTTCTTTACGGGACCACCACGTCGAAGATTCTGTTCAGCAGCAGAGTCACTAATGTTTTCTTCTTTTGCCTTATCTCGTATCGAGACTTTATTCCTCAACGCATAATCATCTTGAGTAAGATCATCTGAAAAAGACGTACCTTTTCGGTCAACAAGTTCAGGTTTAGGTTTAGGCGTAGGTTTAGGCGTAGGTTTAGCCTCTACAACTTCGCCAATTTCTTCATCACGTTTACGCGAATCTACTGAATCAGTGATTTCTTCACTAGCTAAAGCCCCAAGAGAGGCTACTCCAGCAGTAGCTATCTGCGTTTTAACAGCAGATGCCCCCATCTTTGCCGGACGAAGCGCAGGATTTGACCAGAACTTAGGTATGTTCTCTGCTTTTATAAATCTACCTGTTTTAATGTTCATCACGTCACCCTTGCCAATTTTTGCTAGGGGGTTATTCGGCTTTGGTAGTTGAAGAGGTGCAAGTTTTTTTTCAAACTTGCTAACCGCGTTAGCAATGTCTTTACCATAAAGTTGTTTTACTTGGTCTATACCTTTAGCAGCCATAAGCCTACCTGCCATAGCAAGAGTAACTACAGGTACAAGACCCAGAGCAACATCACCAGTAGACAGCGCACGTTTACTGGATTCTTTTTGCGCCTTAGACATAGGTACGTCGTCTTTGAGCATACCCTCGCCTTTTTCATACGCTTTACGTTGAGTTGGAGTTAGTGTCCTAGCCATATTAATTTTCCTTTTCTATGTCTGGTGTTTCTAACGTATGGCATTCGCAGTGACATACATCGTGATCGCAACCACATTCTATACAGGCGTCACACGGACAATCAGGGTTGTATACCGCATTATCCATTACCCTATCCTCATTAAATCTGCCAATTCAGTAGCTCTGCCCTTTACCTGCCTAGCCCATTTACTGTCTAACATCTCATGGGAAGCAGCGTCAAAGTCTCCTTCGTGTATCTCTGCCCACATCTTACGAAACTTACACAGACGAGGAACACCAAGATTAAATGCCATATTAAGAAGTACGATTATTCTGTTGTCAGTTAGAAATTCCACACAAGGATGAGCTTCAAGCAACTCTCGTTCAACGATAGAAATATCATTTTCGAGTAAATGTCTAGCGCCATCTTCTGTTATTCCTTCAGCATACACGTCTATTATG